AACTCAACAAGTGTATCTCCGCCAATATAATTAAAGACAATAAGAATTGGGTTGAAGTTAAATACTTACCTATCACCCACGTTAATAAGAAAAATATGGTTGGATATGCCAAAGACCTTTATTTACAAGGTTGCGGCAGTATATCACTTTGGGCGAGTGCTACTGGTATTTCACCAGAAACATTCTTTGCTTTGTTAGACCAAGAGCAAGAGGCGGGAATTTATGAAAAGTATCAACCGCACCAAACCTCTTATACCCTATCTGGCAAAGCCAATCAGCAAAAACAAAGTGGTAGACCAACAGATGATGATAGTTTGAACGATAACACTATCAAATCAAAATCTAATAATGGAAATGCTAACCCATCTCCATCTGATAACCAATAATGAGCGGGCTTAATTTTGTTATGAATTAAACTCGCTTTTTATTATATATTTTAAGCCTACTAAAACAGTAGGTAATACCCTACACGAAAGGCGGTGAAATAAGCGTGAAACTATTTGAATTGTCTAAGAAAACATACAAAGGCAAAAGAAAGTTTAAATTGGTTTTATGCAAAATCTTTCCTGATTCTTGTGTAGACGAAGCGAATCAAGTTGGCACAGACTATAACGAAAACGGTATTACTTGGCTAAAGGAATACTGCGAAAAAGCCTGTCCTACAATACAAGACGAGAGTTTACGTTGTGAGTTCGTAGACGAAGAAAGAATTGAAATCTTAGGTCACGGTGAAACTGGCATTGTCGATGGTGTTCCCACTTTCGAGGATGCTACTGTTATCGGTCACTTTACAAAGGCGTATATTGACGAAATCGAGGACGAAGATGGAGAGAAAATAACCGTCTGTATTGGTGAAGGTTATATTGATGCTCGTTGCTATCACAATTTTGTTACTAAGTTAGACGAGGATATTGCAGAAGGTATCTATCCGTTTGGTAGCGTTGAAATCGAGCGTACAGATGATAACGAAGGAATTATATATAAATATGGTTGGAAAGAATTTGGACGTATTCCTACTGAGTTCAAATTCTCTGGTTATGCCCTTTTGGGTATTAGACCAGCAGACCAAAGTGCCAAATTGGTTGAACTAAACAATAAGCATAAGGAGGAAAAACAAATTATGGATATTGCAGAAGTTAAAGCCATTGTTGCTGAAACTGTTGCTGAAATTAACAGCAAGCAGGCTGAACTTGATGCTGTTAAGGCTGATTGTGAGGCTAAAGTTTCTGAGGCTAATTCTCAGCTTGAAACTGTCGTTGCTGAAAAGAACGAAGCTATTGCAAGTGAGGAAGAAATCAAAAAGGCTCTCGAATCTGCCAGAACGGAACTTGAAGAAAAGTATAAAGAGTGCGATGAACTCCATACAGAAATTCGTGCTCTCAATGAGGAACTTGGCAAAGCGAAAGCTGAAAAGAGACTTGGCGAACTTAACGAAGCTATTTCTAAATATACAGATGAGGAAAAGGCTTATGCCAAAGAGGAAATCGAGGCATTTAAGGCTAACCCCGTTGAGGGCGAAATCAATTCTGTAACTGATAAGATTCTTGCTGGGATTGGCAAGGCTTATAAAGAAAGTGAAGCTGCTCGTATTGCAGAGCAGAACTCTAAAAAAGAAGAAGCAGATGATATTTACGGCTATGTTGATGCTATCGTTGATGGCGAAGCCGATGACATTTATGCTGCAAGATAAATTAGCGAAAGGAATGAACTATAAATGATTAAGTTTTATACATTAGGCGGACTTAATAAGTCCATCAATAGCCCTGTTCTTACTTTTGGTTCAGATGTAGCGAATTATACGTTTAAGACTGTTGACGGTAAAGTTTATCTTATCTCCGCACAGGTCGAGGGCGACCAGGCTTATGCCGAGGGTTATGTAATCAAGGCTGGCGAAAAAGCTCGTGGTTTCTATGTACCCGCTATGGCTGGTTTTGAACTCGTTGTTGACGAGAAGCACATCGCTTATGGTGTTGGCGAGTCTTATGCAAGCATTACTGCTGGCACAACTCTCTTTACTATTGACGGCAACGGCAAACTCGCTATTGCTTCTGAAGCTCCTGCTTCTGGCGTATATTTCAAGGCTGTTGAGAAGTGCAGACTTACAGAAAAGGCTGTTAAGGTTGAGGTTATCGCCGTAGATGCTGCTGGCACAGACGGTGCTACAACTCTTGCTGGTCTTACAGATGTTGACACTACTGGTGCTACAAGCGGTCAGGTTCTGAAGTATAACGGAACTAAGTGGGCACCCGCAGCAGATGCAACTGAATAATTATAGAAAATCTTATGGAAAGGAAGATTAACACTATGGAATTTACTTATGAACTTAATAACAAGCGTTATGACAGCGAAGAAGTATCGAGAAAATATCCAAAGTCTGCTATGATTTCTGAGATTTTCTCTGCTCTCGTAAATGGTATGTCCCTTGACAAGTTTAAGGGTGCTAATGTTGATAAAGCTGTTAAGGATTTCAAGGCTCTCGGTTCTCGTGCTGTCAATGGTGACGGTATGGCTATGTCCGAGATTAACGCCCTTTTAAAGAATACAATTAATATGCCCGTACTCGATGAACTGAAGATGCTCTCCATTTTCGGTACATACAAGAACGTAGGCTACAATGACGATATTAAGAGAGAAGTATATCATCAGGCTGGCGAAGCTGCTCGTGAGCAGGCTGCGGCTGGTGATGTACCTTTCGGCAAGCCCTGGAAAGAGGAATACAATGTACCCACATTTACTGTTTCTGGCGGTTATGCAGTAAATTACAGAGATTTTGAACTCGGTAACTTTGACAACGAGGGCATTATGCTTCAGAATGTTAAGACCGAGATTCTTAACAAGGCGAAGCTCGCTGTTATTCTCCGTATTTACAATGCTATCAAGAACGCTACTGGCGTTACATACGCTATGGAGTTTGATACTGGTCTTACAAAGGCTGGTGTTGACACAGTAATCAAGAATGTACGTCCTCTTGGCAGACCTACTGTTGTTGGTGAGTACGCTCTCGTATCTCAGTTCAACGACTTTGCTGGTTACAAGGGTCTTATTGACGGTACAACTATTACTGGCATTTCTCAGAAGGTTCTTGACGAGATTGCTCAGAACGGCGTTATCGGTACATATAATGGTGTCGTTGTAACAGACGTTCCCAATCCCTATGACCTCACAAAGTACAATGCCGATGGCACTAACTTTGCTAAACTCGCTCCTGCTGGTCTTGGCTTTGTTATTCCCACAGGCGTTGATTCTCCCATCGCTACTTGGACTCGTGGTGGACTCACATCCCTCACAGGTACAAACGTTGAGACAGGCGACCTCGAAACTCGTTTCGATATTGCTGTTGCTTGTGACGTTGCGAAGGGTCAGGAGTACAAGGTTGCTCCTATCTATGACAAGTCTCTTGGCGGTCTTTAATTCTTAATTAAATAACTATTGCCCCCAGCCTTTGTGTTGGGGGCTTTTTGCAAGAGGTAAGTCCAATGGAAAATAACGAATTTTTTTACTGCTATTCATTACGACTTTATCATTTTTTATGTGCTTTCGATGAGAAATGTTTAGGTTCAAAAATCAATAAGAATAGCAAAAACCGATATTGGATTTTCCACAAATCCGAAAAGCTGGATAATATCATTCAGATTTATAACGAAGTAAAGCACAAAGTTTTTAGTTGAAATCATTAAAAATAGTTGAAAAGAGGTATTAATTATGGCAGGAACAAAATCTGCAACAAATAAGTCTGCTACCACAAAGAAAACAACCGCTAAGAAAACAGCGGAGAAAAAAGAGGACACCAAGCCGAAGGTAGTAAACGCCGAAACTCCAAAGGTGGATAATATCGAGCCTAAGACAGAGAAATTTGTTATGCCCGATGAAATTGATTTATCCCAAAGAGTTGCGGTGCGTAATATTGCCAATTGGAGTGTATCATTTACAAGATTCATTGATACCCCAGGCGGAAACATTGATACTGTTGGTGTGGTCGTTCAGCCACACGGAGTAATTCAGCTTTCAAGAAATGAGCTTGTTGCTCAGACAAATAACAGTAACGGTACTCTGTTTGCTGGTACAGACGGACAAGGTTCTCACGCAACCTTATATATTGAGGACAAAGTTACAAGAGTATATCTCGGTTTTGAAACCGCAGATACACATCAAAATATT